TGGGCTGTTTTGTTCCGCTTTCTGGTCGTTCTGTTCCGTTTCTTGCTGGTTCTGGTTCACAGAATCGCGGGTTTCAATCCCCTTCACCCATTTCGGATCATTCGGATCGCTAATCCCTGCAACAAATTCACCACGTGATACTGCAAGCAGTTCATCGGCGTCAGGCTGGCTGATATTGGCTGCCTGCATAATTTTGTTTACTTCGTCAGCGGTAACTTTTACCGGCTCTGGTTGTGCGGTCGTGTCAGATGCACCAGTATTTTGTTGTAAACCTGAGTATGTACCGTTTTTGCGGGCGAAATATTCTTCTTTCGTGATTTCAGTAGCCCCGGCAGCCAGCGCCTTATCCAGACCAGAAAGTTTGTTTGCGCGACCGTATTTTTCGCCATCCTTGTCGGTGAAGAGGAAGTAGAACGGCCCCTCACGTTCTACAGATGGTTCGACTTCCACTTTGCATTCGGTTTTTTCGTTGTCTGGAATTGCCGTTTCCACTGCATCAGTTTCTGGTACTGGCGACGAGAGAGTATCAGTTGCGCTCTGATTTGTTCCTTCATCTTCAAACACGCCCTTTGTAGTCAGGTATTCAGTAATGTATTTGTTCAGTGCCACAGGATCTTTGTGAATGTCGATCGGACGTCCACGGACAAGGCCAAAAATAGTCTGGCGGTCGTAGCGAAGGGCATCAGGCTGTTTGCGCATCGATGCCGAGATACGCTTCCAGTCTTCGCGGTCGTTGTCGATAACTTCATTTTTTGCCCAGCGATGGATGCTGCCGTCAATGTTTCCGGCATCCACATCACCAGGCCAGAGAGCGTAGGCCAGTTCGTCATCCAGTGTTTTCCATGTCTGCTTGTATTCGCGATGAATGACTGCAGTGACAGGGGAGATATTTTCTGCTGAGTTTTCAGTGTGCTGTCGGTTGACTCTGGCGCGGGCGAGATCAACAGCAGACGTGTATTTTCCGGTTTCCTTGCGTTCACCTTCGCGACGTTTTTTCCAGATGCGCATCTCTGCCTGAATTTCGGGCCATTTAGCTCCAGGCTTACATTTATGCTTAACCCACCCGATGGCATGCAACTTAAGTTCTGGATACATGGCGTTAACTTCTGGCATTTTCATCAACGCTTCAACGATATGTCCGTCGAATGTTGCCATGTCTTCCTGCAACAATTCCTGCGCGCTAATCACCATATCAACGGTGATGTTTTCACATGTGTCGAACTTAACCATGACAGCGTTCTGTACTTCAGGGGTCAGCTTGTCAAAAGTGACGTTCATCGGATCTGATTCAGTCTCAACCGGGACAAAGGAAGCAGACTCCTCATCCCAGCGGTTTTCCTGCATATATTCAGCATCCCAGGAATCGAGGGCAGGGCGGGATATACCGGGTTTATCCTCGCAAACAAGAAATTTATAAGCGCAGTCCTGAGCAGCCGGATAATGCTCCAGGAATTGCCAGTGAAATTTTGCGCGGGCGCGACGTTCATCACCGGCTTCAATGGCAGTGGCTACAGCGACTGCACCTTCTTCCTTTATTGCCTGTTCGTCCGGAATGGCGGCGCAAATAAAGACTTTACTCATTTTGTTTTACCTCATTACAGATTTAAGGGTGAACAAATCCCTGCCATTGCTGGCATATAAGAATGAAAGCGGATGTTTATTACGGAACTGTTTTAAAGACCTGCCGGGATTTCGTTATTATCCTGGTGAATAACTTTATCGACCGGGTAACAGTTACCGGGAATTTTCTGTTCGGTTGCTGCAGTCATACATTCCTGCATTGTCCTGTGAACACTGACTGCAATATCAACTGACTCTCCGGAAACAAGATAAACTGTCAGAACAAGCGCAAATGCTGAATTCATTGTGCACATTCTTTTGGCATCAGACGTAAACGAGCCAGCATTGAAACAATGCATATTTTATTTAATAGCTCCCGTTCTTGTTTTCTCTTGTTAATGGCATCTTCAGTAAATACTGGGTTACTGATAGTGACACCAATTTCAAAACAACCTTCAGACGTATTAACGTTTGGTAATAACGTTTCCATTATCGCGTCCTCAACAATGAATTTTGTGATGCGGTGCCTGGTGCCTCCAGGTGACGTTAACCAGTTAACAATTAACGCCGGATACAGAGAACCCACCCATAACACTGTTTTTGGTTTTAACTGTTCCGCGTGCGCTTAGCCGCATTCACCGCATCACAAAATTCACTTTAAAAAGGGCGGCAGAGCAGTCACGGAGTAAAACTGATACCGCTAAACGCCACCAGAAAATTGATAACAGAGGGCGTTGCAGCGGGGTTGTCACTTAAGCGTATGGTCAACCTGACAACCCGGTGTCCTCAACGGGGAAGGAATAACCCCGCCATACTTACCGCCGCGCCATTTCGCGGATTGCCACAACCGGAAGCGCACGGTCGAATTAAATTTAACGACACCGTACAGACAGAATAACTTCGCCGTGCGCTTTCGCGTTATGTCCTGACTTTTCAGGGATATATCCTTCCAGTAAACTGCCAGTGCCGGATGCTCACCCGTGTCCGGCGCACGCACTCCACCTGACCCGTGGAGAACTCCTTAATTACCAACCCTCAGGAGGGTGAAATGACTAGTAAAAATGTAAATATCCAGTTTAACCACGATGTTTCTCCTGCTGGACTTGCGGATGAGCTCACTGCTATAAAAACGGCAATTATGCTACTTGCTGCTAAGTTGCCTGCGTCATCAAAGCCAGCGGAAATTTGTGACTCATTGCGTAAGATGAATTCAACAAAATGCAATGAGATGGCATCACTTATTGAAAGTGCAATTGATTTTAATGATTAATCGAAATTTCATGGCTAACTGTAACACTCCCATCTGTGGCGGGATGGTTTAAATCGCTGGGATTAATGCCGCACTCAGTAAAATGGTTCTTAAGGGGTTCTATCCGAATCCCTTTCTTTTTCATTAACAAGCCAAACCCCTTATCAATGATATCCATTAATTCCAGGAGGTATTTTTCATGTAAATCCTGGTTATCAGAGAGCTGCTTCTCTTCGTACAGACCGATAAAGGCACGACGCACGTTACCGGATATAGTATCGATGGTTTCTTTTTCTACGGTACTCAGGTCAAGAGTCGCCAGTTGGGAACGAACTATATTCGCTGCCATTTCCTGGAATTGCATTGGTAAATCTTTAAATTCCATTATTAGCCTCGTTGGTTAGCTATTAACGTGGGTATGTAATCATTCTGGCAATGCTTAATGCCGCTGCTTTTTCCAAATTGGTGATATCCTGCTCCAGAGCGGACAGATTTTCAGCCTGCTTAGCCTTGGCTTCATTGGCCCATTTCAGGTCCTGCGCGGCCTTAATTTTCTGGCGCATCCACTCATAAAGCTCATCATCGGTATAGTCTGGCGCGATGATGACGGGTTCTCGTTTCTGCATACTGATTCCTCGCGGTGCTGTTTCGCTTATCAGCCGTTAGATTTTGCCGAGCTGGAAAGCGCCCGTTTAAATTCGCTGAAGCTGAGAGCTTCTTCGCCTTCGGCAAGGCCTTCGAAGTATTCTTCGTAAGCCTTTTCCATGATTGTGTCGAAATCCATATCACTCACCTGAGTTTCTTTCCAGCCAGCGACGGGCACCATTTTCGGTTTTAAACGTTTTGCTTTTGGTATACGTCATCGCGGTGAACGTACCGTCCTGGTTGGGGAACACGCCACATACCAGAGATTCGCTGTTGCCAAGATCGATAGTATCCATGCTGACCTCATTTCCCCTTAACGCCGGGGTAGCGGAACAAAAACCTGCTGCATAGTTATTAAAGTTGAACCCTGCCGTCATGTTCTTACGCCTCGGGCTGGCTACTTAACCCCTGACCACTGCCTGGTAACTCGAAGTATTGCCCTGCATTCTGTGGGGCGGGGTGGGTGGTAGGCATATAATGTACTTTGCGTTCATTGTTGTAAAGTACTTTTAGTACATTTTGTGTGTAAAAAAATGAGATGGGATAAAGTGAAGCACAAACCCGGAGGAAGGCGCTACCGGATTTATGCTGGTTTAAGAGGCTTTTTGTTTTTTCTTTCGTGCTAACTCTTCGTAAATTGCATTGTACTTCTGTTTTTTCTCTTCAAGAGTTTTTAAAAGTTCATCTGTCTCACTGTCAGGGAGCTCGTCCAGAAGGTCAATGATGATTTTTTGTCTTGGATTTAACTCCTGATAGAAACGTACCTGTCCACTTTCTTCTGTATCCTCTCCCAAAAGATAGGTTGGTGTTGTTCCTATTAGTGTTGCTAATTCCCTTAATTTCTCCCGGCGAGGAATTGTTTCGCCATTAAACCATTTGCTAACCGCTTTTGGTGTTAATTTCATTCGACGGGCAATTTCTGCCTGCCTTCCATGTTGTTCATAACCAGCGTTTTCACAGGCTAGCGCAAGCCTACTGGCGAACTCTTTACGCGCTTTATCTTCATGAACCATAAGTTCAATGATATTCGCTCTTGAATGTACTGTCAGTTCTGTTATGGCATGTACTCAAAGTTCACATTGTGAGGGTGATATGAACCAGAAAACACTTGAAGATGTAATCAAAACTGTTCGCGTTGCTGTTGTGGCCGACGTTTGTGGTGTCAGCCAAAGAGCAATCTATAAATGGATGGATAACGGAAAATTGCCTCGCACAGAATATACCGGCGAAACAAATTACGCTGAAAAAATCGCTCTTGCATCAAACGGATTATTTTCTGCCGATGCAATTTTAACTATTGGCAGGAATAAAACTACTACGAAAAAGCTGATGGGAGTTGATTCATGAAAATCAAGCATGAACACATCCGCATGGCGATGAATGCCTGGGCGCATCCGGACGGCGAAAAAGTACCGGCTGCGAAAATTACCAAAGCGTATTTCGAGCTGGGAATGACGTTCCCGGAACTGTATGACGACAGCCATCCGGAAGCCCTGGCTCGCAATACTCAGAAAATTTTCCGCTGGGTGGAGAAAGACACCCCTGATGCGGTTAAAAAAATTCAGGCGTTGTTACCAGCTATCGAAAAAGCAATGCCACCTCTGCTGGTGGCCCGAATGCGCAGTCATAGCTCAGCGTATTTTCGGGAACTAGTGGAGACGCGGGAACGACTGGTGAGAGACGCTGATGATTTTGTCGCAGTGGCGATCGCTGGTTTCAACCAGATGAATCGTGGTGGCCCTGCAGGAAATATTGTGGCTGTGCATTGACTCGCAATATTCATACCGGATCACTTCCGGCAATTTGTGAGTAAAAAGATTCGGTATCAAAAGAGGTGAGTATGGCTAACGCCTGGCTCAGATTATGGCATGACATGCCAAATGACCCTAAGTGGCGAACAATTGCCAGGGTGTCAGGGCAGCCAATTGCAACAGTGATGGCAGTGTATATCCACCTCCTGGTGAGCGCGTCACGAAATGTCACGCGAGGTCACATTGATGTCACGACAGAAGATTTGGCAAGTGCGCTCGACGTGACAGAAGAGGTAATTGATTCAATTTTGCAGACGATGCAGGGGCGGGTACTTGATGGTGATTTAATCACTGGATGGGAAAAACGCCAGGTGCTGAAAGAGGACAACGGCAATATTTCGCAAACCGCAAAATCTCCGGCAGAGCGCAAGAGGGCGCAGCGAGAGAGGGAAAGAAAGCGGGAACAAAATGGCGATTGTCACGGCGAGTCACGAAATGTCACGCACATGTCACGACGAGTCACGACAGATAAAGATACAGATAAAGATACAGATCAAGAAGATCAAAACACTATGGTCCATGGCGTAAAAAACGCCACGAACCAGGCAGGGGATGTTCAGACCGTCACTCCTGGCCAGCCCGCAGGCACGACACCGGAAGCCGATTCAGCGTATGCGCTGAAAGCCGATTCGGGCGCTGTGCAGCAGGTGATGACCGCAAGGCAGGAGCAATCACACCAACTTCAGCAGCCTGAAGCCGATTCCGCCATTCAGCGGGAAGCCGATCGGGTAGTCCCGGAAAACACCGGGCAGCCTGTGGGACGAGTGGATTATCCTGATGTGTTCGAACAGGTCTGGCGGGAATACCCGTTGCGTGCCGGGGCAAACCCGAAGAAATCCGCTTTCAGTGCCTGGAAGGCCAGATTACGCGAGGGGGTGCCACCAGAGGCCATGCTGGATGGCGTGAGGCGTTACGCAAGATACTTGGCGGCTACCGGGAAAACGGGAACGGAATTTGTTCAGCGAGCGACGACGTTTTTTGGACCGGACCGGAATTTTGAGAACCCCTGGTTGCTCCCGGTAAGCGGCACGAACAACCAGCGTTGTGTGAATCATATTTCTGAACCGGATAACGAAATTCCGCCGGGCTTCAGGGGGTAAGTGTTAATTTCTGGTCATGAGGTAATTTTCAGGAGGGCTTGTGGCAAAAGTTTTTACACAAGAGGAGCGGGAAAAAATTAAAGGGCAGGTTGTTGAACTCGTACGCCAGAGTGGGCGCGAGACGTTACGACAACTGGAAACTAAAACTGGGGCAACAAGATATCTGATGAGCGTTCTGGCCAGAGAGCTGGTTGCCAGTGGCGATGTATACAACTCTGGTTACGGGTTATTCCCGTCTGAACAGGCGCGTAAGGACTGGCAAAATGCCCGTAAAAAGCTCTCAAGGGCAAAGCTGAAGAAACCATCTGCGGTTGATCCGGACCTTATCTGGTCATTACCTGACGGAGAAATACGTCGCTACGACAGGCGTCAGAACATAATCTGTCGCGAGTGCCGGAAGAGCGAAGCTATGCAGCGTGTACTGGCATTTTACCAGAATGGTTTTCGAGAGACATTCGGTGAACAGGTTGTGCATGAGGGAAATCATGGCGCTTAGGCAATTGTGTAGACGCGTTGACGGCCGAAAGCATAGGAGGGTTGATTGATCGTTCTAGTTATGCTGTCAGAGCGAAAGCGCAGGAACTGGGTATCAATAGGATGTTAAGAGGGGGGGTTATAACCAATCAAAAAAACATCCGCAAAGCGATATTGAGCTAGTGCGGAAGCTTCATCAGTGTGGAGTTCCCCGCCGTGATATCGCTGTAAAACGCGAAATGTCCTTGGGCATGATTAATCAGTACGTTTATTTCGACAGGAGAGCGCATGAAGTTTGACATCTAGACAACTGGGGGAGCGCTGAAAACGTTCTTAATTGATGTTGGATTCGCTTTACATACTGAACTGTTTGGCTGAAAGACACGGTAGTATCACCAATCAAGGTGCTTTTGATAAACGCTTGTGTGTTTGTTTTTTAATCCATTGTTGACAACTAGGTTAGTTTTCCATATCATCAATAAAAGTGTAAAACTAATGGTGGCGATATGACTAGTGAATCAAATGTTAATGCTCTGATAGAGCGTCAATTCGAAGTTGCTGACGGTAATGTAAGAAGTCTTAATTTGCCGAAATATGATAAATATACAGTATGTAATTTACGGGGAGGCATTGGTAAGACATCTTTAACTTTTAATCTGTCATATTTGGCGGATAACGCATTAATCGTGGATACGTGCCCGCAAGGAAATTTATCATATTTTTTTGACAATAATTATGCATCTTCGTCTAGCACAACTGCAAATGACCTCTTAATGCCTTATTTTGTTCCAGGGCTTGGATTTGCAACGCGTGCTGCAAAGCTAGTATCATCAACTAATGCTTGGTTTGCGGGCAAGAATAACTATTTTATTCAATCTGATAGTCAACTTTATCTTCTACCTACGCAAATGGCGAATGCTCTGGCTCAAGCCAGAACAATTTCTGGGGCTACTCAGCAGGTTGTTATTGATACAATTCTTTTTTCTCTGAAGAAAGAAATAGCCAGAGAAATGGTTGAAACTGGTACTACAAAAGCGTTAATTGATACATCACCTTTTTTCTCTGGAGCGACGCATTTATCTTGGCATGCAACAGATGCTTTAATAGTTCCAGTGAGGACAGATCAGCAATCGATTAATTCATTAAGATTACTTATTGATACTCTGACTAAACCAACATCAGAATTTAGAAAGATAATGCCGTCTGATGGCCATACACCAAAAATTCAGATGGTGGTTATTACCCATTGCGGATGGTCAACAGTGGCAGGAGCAAGGAATAAACCAAATCAACAGACAAAAATGTACATCGAAGCTGTAAGAGAGGTAATTCGACAAAATATTAGTAATTTTACAACAGATGATCCTAATAATCACATTGTGATTCTTGATGATTTTCTGGGTAGTGGCAGAATGTCAAGTGCTAAGTCTAAACCATTAGAGTTGTTAAATCCAGGAGATGCAATGACTGTGAATAGAGTTAGGACATCCGTGAATTTATCTGTTAACAAAATAAAAAATGAATTAAAGTTCATTCACAACTCCATATGGTAAATGACATTTTATTTGAATAATCTGGATTGATAATTATTGTTACATTAATTGTTATTAATTCTAAATAATCCTATCGTTCTTCAGGATGAGATAATTTATATTTATTTGTGTTGTGATTTTTTGAATTTATTTAGGTTTATGAACTGTTTTAGATGAAATGAATCATGAATACGAAATTGTTGCGGTACTGATAACGAGGAAAGACCTCTGCGAGGTACGAATCCGAACCGGCCAGACGGAGGTCGCTGTCTTCACAGCTTACGAACCTGAGGAGTAAGAGACCAGGCGAGGGAGAAATCCCTCGCCACCTCTGATGTGTCAGGCATCCTCAACGCACCCGCACTTAACCCGCTTCGGCGGGTTTTTTATTGGTTGACAAAATTATGAATATGCACCAATATCTTGGTTGACAAAAGTCGTTTTTTGCACGGATTAGGCGGAGAAGTGTCTATGCAGAACCATCCATTCCCTTGGGAGTTCTTTCCTGAGTTAACAGAGGTGCGTTTAACCATTATAGCTGAGGAGTTGCTCAGGATACAGGATATTACTCATGAGTTATTGTCATCGCCCTATGATGATAATTACACTCGTGGTGGTTGTACATTTGGGCGTCAGCGGCAGGCGTTGCTACAAATGTGCGTACGAAAGACATATGACTGGTTAAGACTACTTAATCCTGGCATGGATCTTACGTTTTCAATTGGGAATGTCCCTATTCGTTTCTTTACTGATGACGCAGATAACCCCAAGAAACGCGGTTTTTTCAAAAGAAATGATGCTGATCGACTCTTTGAGTCAGAGGAGACTACTCCAACTATGCATCGCTTTGTGGTTGAAAAGCCTGAATTTGAAGGCGAGGGTGGTAGAGTCATTTTTAATGGCTATAACGTGTTTGGTGAGATCGTGTCAACTTGGACATATGGTGCGGACCGTGTTGTTATGCTGAACTCTGTCGATGATGTACCTCCAGCACCGGTACCTATCGAACTAGAACCTATCAGTGCGTCTAAGACTGAGAAGGAAAAGAAACAAAATAGCAAATAGTGGGTGAAATGTGTTTAACGGTACTAATTTAAGACTTGCTCGTCTGTATCACGAGCTATCTCTGGAGCAGGTTGCTGAGAAGGTTGAAAAAACACGCCAGTATGTACAGCGACTGGAGTCTGGTTCAGCTACTCCATCCCCAGAGCTTATAAATAAATTAGCCGAGGTTTTGCGCGTGAAGCCCGCCTTTTTCGAAGGGCAGGAACATTCTCCTGTTAATGAAGAGATTGTACATTTTCGTAAACGCGCCTCGACAAGGATGTCAACGAAGCTATCAACACTCGCTAAGGCTGAGTTTTATCGTCGTTTTATTGATGTATTTGAAGATAACCTTAATTTGTCACCTGTTCGATTTCCTGAATTTCGTGTCCATACACAAGAAGATATCGAGCGAGCGGCAGAAAAATGTCGTATTGAGTGGGGCTTAGGCTTTGGCCCAATTGAAAATATGACTCGCCTTGCCGAGAAACTTGGGGCGTTTGTTACTTCATTTGACTCCGTTTCGGATGAAGTAGATGCACTGTCTGTTCCTCTACGAAGGCCTTTTATTGTTCGAAATACAGCTAAAAATTCACCTTGTAGGCAACGCTTTGATATTGCTCATGAGGTTGCCCATTTGATTCTTCATGAAGGAATTTCTACTGGGGATAGATTAACTGAATCCCAGGCAAACCGTTTTGCCTCTGCTCTGTTGCTTCCCAGAACGTCGATGGCGAAATATTTTCCAAGACCTGTGGGGGGGAGGATAAATTGGCAGGGACTAAGCCAATTTAAGTTGACATGGAAAGTAAGTAAGGCTGCCATTGTTTACAGGGCTCATCAATTAGGACTTTTGACTGATGAGCAGTACAGAACTGCATTTATGGGGTTGAAACGGAAAGGGGAAGCTATTGATGAAAAAGAAGATTATCTAATCCCTCATGAGCGTCCTGAGTTATTCCGTCGGGCTTTATCGTTTTTATTTGAAGAGTTAGGATACGACCCACAGCGTATAGCTGATGAAATGGATATAGAAGTGGACATTTTTTATGAGTTAGTAGGAGATGATCTTCCTGCGGTTCATGAACTGCCAGGAAGTGGTGATGTTGTTTCACTACAATCTTACCGAACTCTTAGAGGCAAAATTCACTAGGCATAACCCGCTTCGGCGGGTTTTTTGTTTTACGTATTCTGGTTTACAATCTACAGGCCAGCCTGAACAACTGGCACCTGCTGCGCCAGCAGAGAAAACCGATGGCGCACAATACCAAACATCACAATTCTGATACCGACCTTGCCAGCTGGCACGGGCGGCGTTCTCATACATTCAAATATGACTGGTACCAGCATGCCCCATGCACTGAAGAACAGGCCGAATGGCTGATTCAGAACTACCGCAGGCGTGGGTACGACTTTCAGAAAGACCTCGGCCCTGACTTCCGACACTGGATAATTTCTGTCAGGCTCCCTTATTCCGAACGCCCACCGCGTCCGTCCCGCACATTCCAGCAACGCATCTGGAGGTAACGTGCGGGTATTACTTCGACCTGTTCTGGTGCCGGAACTTGGGGTGGTTATCGTTAAGCCAGGTCGTGAATCCATGCAGGTATTCCATAACGGCAGAGTGCTGGTTGAACCGGAGCCAAAAAGCATGCGCGGTCTGCCGTCCGGGGTCGTTCCTGCCGTTCGCCAGCCGCTGGCGGAGGATAAATCATTACTGCCATTTTTCAGCGATGAGCGGGTGATTCGTGCTGCTGGTGGTGCTGGTGCATTGTCTGACTGGCTGTTGCGCCATATTAAATCCTGCCAGTGGCCACACGGCGATTATCATCACAGCGAAACCGTTATTCACCGATATGGTACCGGCGCAATGGTGTTGTGCTGGCACTGCGACAACCAGCTGCGTGACCAGACATCCGAATCACTCGAGCAACTTGCTCATCAAAACCTGTCAGCATGGATGATTGACGTCATCGGTCACGCAATAAGCGGTACGCAGGAGCGTGAATTATCTCTGGCTGAATTATCCTGGTGGGCGGTCCGCAATCAGGTGGCGGACGCGCTACCGGAAGCGGTATTACGTCGTTCGCTGGGGTTGCGTGTGGAAAAAATCCGCTCCATGTACCGTGAAAGCGACATCGTACCGGGAGAGCAGACCGCCACCAGCATACTGAAACAGCGCACAAAAAATCTTGCGCCGCTGCCTCACGCCCACCAGCAACAGAACCCACCACAGGAAAAGACGGTGGTCAGCATTGCCGTTGATCCTGAGTCTCCGGAATCTTTCATGAAACGACCTAAACGTCGCCGCTGGGTTAACGAGAAATACACTCGCTGGGTGAAGACACAGCCGTGTGCGTGTTGTGGTAAGCCAGCCGACGATCCCCATCACCTGATTGGTCATGGTCAGGGCGGAATGGGGACAAAATCTCACGATATTTTCACGCTACCGCTGTGTCGGGAGCATCACAACGAGCTTCATGCGGATCCGCTGGCGTTCGAAGAAAAGCATGGTTCTCAGGTTGATTTAATTTTTCGTTTTCTTGATCACGCCTTTGCAACTGGCGTGCTTGGGTAAAAGAGGTGACTGATGCTCATAGATTTGGTTTTACCTTACCCGCCGACGGTGAACACTTACTGGCGACGCCGTGGCAGCACATATTTTATCTCGGAGGAGGGAAAGCGTTATCGCCGGGCTGTGGCGCTTATTGTTCGCCAGCAGCGGCTGAAATTAAGCCTGTCCGGAAGGCTGGCGATAAAGGTGATTGCAGAGCCACCGGATAAGCGCCGCCGCGACCTGGACAATATCCTGAAGGCACCACTGGATGCGCTGACGCATGCCGGACTACTTATAGACGACGAGCAGTTTGATGAAATCAATATTGTGCGCGGTCAGCTCGTTCCTGGTGGGCGGCTGGGCGTGAAGATTTGCGAAATCAGAGGCGATGGTAATGGGGCGTGATATGTATGAGGTTTTAGATCGCTGGGGGGCATGGGCTGCAGCAGAAAATAGCGGTGTCGATTGGCAACCGATAGCAGCGGGCTTCAAGAGGCTTTTGCCACATGGCAAAAAGTCACGTCTCCAGTGTGATGATGATGAAGGCATCATGATAGACGGTTGTGTGGCTCGGTTGCGAAAGTATAAACCAGAGGAATATGAGCTGCTCATAGCTCACTTTGTTATTGGTGTTTCTCTACGCTCAATCGCGAAGAAACGCAGGTGCTCAGATGGAACTATAAGAAAGGAGCTGCAAACTGCATTAGGCTTTATTGATGGATGTATATGCTTGATTCTATCATAAGTTATGACTGTTACTACTCGTTTGCTTGAGCTTTCGATTCGGCGTCAGATAAAGCATCAATACGAATATTTATGTTTTTTAATAGCTTATTGTCTAGATCGATAAGACATTGGTTGTAGTGCGCAATTTGGTCTGGTGTTAGGTTAGGGTTGGCCAGGCAGTTCGTGATGAATTTTCTGGCCGTTTTTATTTCCCTTTTCATTCTTACATCATTAAGCGTAGGCAAACCTATGTAAGCGATAAGAAGAATTACCACATGAGATAAGCCGACAGCAGCTCCAGGCGCCAATGATTTGAAGAAGGCTAATTGAGGAAGCCAGTCAAAAAGGAAATTCAATCCCGCAGTGATAAGGGTGGTAAACCATGCCTGCATTGCCAGGTAGGATTTAGTGTTCGCCATTCACCTTCCTGCACTTGCTTCGTTGCGAGTTTTGAGTTCGCGTAGCAGTAGCGCCAACTCTTCTGCGTCATTTTCGTTTCTAACGCTGACTTTCCTTTTAGCGGTTCTGCCTTCAGGATCGGTGTAGGTTAGTTCAATATACGCATTCGGCTTTACCCAAACCAAGAACCTAAGCACAGCATATCTGACCGTCGCTGCGACAGCCATGAATACAGTGATGTAAAGCATAATGCTTAGGATTGACATGATTTAAAGTAGTTTCCTATCTGCCGCCGCTCTGTGGCGTATAACCTTAGTAATACTATAGCGTGGTTTAGACAGCGCGCCATTTGTTTCTTTTGTTGTTTCTGTCAGTTCTACAACAAAAAGATCACCCTTACAGAATGCTGCTTGGTTGTGTTCAACCCGTTCAAGAAAAGCCTCATCTTTCATAGATGCGCTAACTTCTTCGCCATTTGGCAGGATGATATCCCAGCTTTTGCCTTGCTTGAATCGAACATTAGCAAAATGTACATTAGCTTGGCGTGTCGTTACGTGCGTTTTCTCGACAAAGGTGGATTTTGCAGTTTTAAAACTTACTGCTTCAGCTTGCGTCACCCTGACTACCTTATGCTTCTGCTGTGAAACTGAGAACGTGGATGGTTTTTCAGTCTGCAGGGGTTTATAGATTAATTTATCCAGTTCTTTTCGGATGATTGGACTGGTTATTAATTTTTGAATGTCGTTACTGCATTTAACCTTCTCACCATCCACTTCGATTTCTGCTGTATCTTTTTGTTCATCGACGACAATGGAGCTGATTTTACGCCCTTTGAGCCATTCGATTATCCCGAGTACGCCACCTGCGGCAACTCCACCACCTGCAACGAGGCCAAGGGCGTTAATAGTTTTTATGCTCCCCATCACAGCAACAAGCAAAGTAAATGAACCTTCTTTTGTTGCCTTGATGTTGACTTTCGGCTCTGCTGTTTCGCCATTAATTATTTTTTCGGCGTGTTCAATCAGGGCACTAAGAGAGGTTAAGGCTTCGCCTAATGTTTTCGCGTCGATCTGATTATCTGCGTATGCCTCTCCACCGTAGGCAATTTCGATTTCTGTTATTGGCATGTTTTCGAGTTGCTGCGTCATCAAAAGCATCCTTTGCGCAAGAGAAATAGCCACAGGATACAGATAATTATGAAAAAATCACTAACGCGTACGCAAAAACTATCTTAATCTGTTAAGAGTGGTCGCTTCGCCACACAACTTAAACCCGCATCAAGCGGGTTTTTTTGTGTCACTTATCTCGGATAGACATGGTGAATGCGCTGGTGGAGGAGATAAGGGTGATTTTTAACCAAGTGATTTTTGAATGCTTGCAACATTGATTTCGTAACGTTATTATCCTGCGCCCGGCCCTTTAGCTCAGTGGTGAGAGCGAGCGACTCATAATCGCCAGGTCGCTGGTTCAAATCCAGCAAGGGCCACCAACCGCCACTAGCTCATCAGGAAAGAGCGTCAACTCTTTAAGTTGAGTGTGCGAGGTTCGAGTCCCCGGTGGCGGTCCAGTGCCGACTTAGCTCAGTAGGTAGAGCAACTGACTTGTAATCAGTAGGTCACCAGTTCGATTCCGGTAGTCGGCACCATATGCGGGCATCGCATAATGGCTATTACCTCAGCCTTCCAAGCTGATGATGCGGGTTCGATTCCCGCTGCCCGCTCCAGTCAGAGTCTTTCAGTCTGCGATGATGGGAAATCCCGGAGTGACTGAAGGACGTTTAAGTTATGAATGATCGCCTTTTTTTGCAAAATTGCTGTGCAGAAATACTAACCTTCGGGCAGGCGATCATTCATAAGCACTCTGCTTTTATTCCGATTAACTGTGGGTGGTTTGTTGGATAGAGTGCTTTCCTTACTGTATATATTGTTTCGCCCGCTTTTGCGGGCTTTTCTTTTCAAATCCCTTTCATTTCTCAGTGTAAAACTACGCCATCCGTTATTTGCGGAGGTGAGGCTATGAAATCCATGGACAAAATTTCAACGGGCATTGCCTATGGCACCTCCGCAGGCAGTGCTGGCTACTGGTTTTTACAGTGGCTTGATCAGGTCAGTCCGTCACAGTGGGCTGCGATTGGTGTACTGGGGAGTCTGGTTCTGGGCTTCCTGACTTATCTGACAAATCTGTACTTCAAAATCAGAGAAGACAAGCGTAAGGCTGCACGGGGAGAGTAATTCAATGACTCAAAACTATGAACTGATTGTGAAAGGGATCCGCAATTTTGAGAATAAAGTTACGGTAACTTTAGCGTTACGGGACAAAAAACGCTTTGACGGTGAAATTTTTGACCTGGACATCTCGCTGGACCGTGTTGAAGGTGCAGCGCTGGAGTTTTATGAGGCAGCAGCCAGAAGGAGCATCAGACAGGTCTTCCTGGATGTTGCTGCCGGGTTATGTGAAGGGGACGAGCTGTTGCCAGAAACGCGCCCCTGTTCAGAGGCGCGGTATACCATAAAAATTAACAGTTCTGATAACTCGATTACGGGTTGTTAGCTTTTTGCAGTTGGCTTTCCAGTATCTTTCATTGGTAGCATCCTGATAAATATCCATGAGCGCAAAAATCAAATACGGCCTGTCAGCTGCTGTTCTGGCGCTGATTGCTGCAGGCGCGTCTGCTCCTCAAATACTTGACCAGTTTCTGGATGAAAAAGAGGGTAACCACACTACGGCATACCGCGATGGTTCCGGTATATGGACCATCTGTCGTGGTGCCACAATGGTGGATGGTAAGCCCGTCATACCGGGAATGAAGCTGTCGAAGGAAGAATGCGACCAGGTTAACGCCATTGAGCGTGATAAGGCGCTGGCATGGGTGGAGAAAAACATCAAAGTGCCATTGAGCGAACCCCAGAAAGCGGGTATAGCGTCATTTTGTCCCTATAACATTGGCCCCGGTAAGTGTTTCCCGTCGACGTTTTATAAGCGGCTGAATGCCGGTGATCGTAAGGGTGCATGCGAGGCGATTCGCTGGTGGATAAAAGATTGTCAGCGCCAATGA